ATCCATTGTCATCCTGTGGCGAACGATACACCGGTGAGAGCCAGATTGCATCTATTCCAAGTTTTTTCAAATAATCCAGTCTGCTGATAATTCCCGGGATATCACCGATTCCATCTCCATCCGAATCTTGAAAGCTTTTCGGATAAATCTGATATACAACTGCATTTTTCCACCATTTATTCTTATTTTCCATACTCAATTTTGATATCTCTCCGGCAAATTGTATGATTCTACCGGGATATCCTCTCCTTTCTTTATTTTCTCTAAATTCTGTCCCAGTTCTATTCCACATTTCTTCTTTACCTGAACGATATAAAGATTAAACACCTTCATTCCATCATTATGTTCAGCCACATACTTCTTAATCTCTGCATAAGTCGCCTTGCTCTCCGCCAAAGTCACATCCAGTTCATCCTACTCCAATTCCACCTCAACATAATCATCCGGCTTTTATTTCAGTTGGGACAAAAGAACAACAGTCTCAAGTGTTGATAACTTTTCCAAGGAAACCATATGCTCATCCGATTTCTCCTTGTCCAAAGAAATCCCCTTGATTTGTGCTACTTTCTTTCCTTCTTTAATAATCGGTACTGGAAACTGAAACTTAATATTCTGAATCCAATTTCCATCTTCCCGTCTTTCCGGGAATATATCAATGCGTTCAATAAATGCCTGCATGAACTGTTTCTTTTCAGCATCCATACATTCTGAATACACTTCATCAAAAGCACCTAAAAATCCGTATATGCTATCTGCATCAATCTGATTTTTCTTAAGCTCATAAATCTGAGACTTCAGTTCTGCCATTGTTTCTTCCACTTCATCTATTCTATCATATTGAGCATCCAATCGTCTCTGTAAATCTGATATTTTTTTATCGTAATGAGTATCTGTAACATCCAGATCCGTTGTATCAACTGTAGCTCCAATCTTATCCTGAATGGCATCCTTAAATTTTCCTTCTTTTGTCATTGCTGTAATCAGCTTTGCAAGCATATCATCAATCTGTGACTGTTTAATATTGCGTCGGAAAGTACACTTGTGCCCGGTAGCATTCACGGTATTCTTGCAATAATAGTAATATCTGGTCTTGTTATCTTTTCGCCCTGCTTTGGCAATATTTCCATACATTCCATTTCCACAGCAAGGACATTTTAATATTCCGGACAAAATATGTGCATGTTCCGGATCATGAACTTTTTCACGCCTGTAATTATTTTTTGAACGCTTTTCCTGTGCAAGCTCCCAGTCTTCTTCGGAAATAATTGCTTCATGAATTCCTTCATAAACAGGGAAATCTGATTGCTCCACTACATGCGTTTCATTACGGGTCCCTGTTTTCTTCTCTGTACGCCTGCGTCCATATGCTATCTTCCCCATATATACCGGGTTATCAATTATCTTCTTGATAAAGCTAGCCGAGAAGCCCGGTATTGTTCCATTCTGACGCAGCTTCTTCGTATATCCATGATTGTTCAGATAATTTGCCACGCCATTGATTCCATCATTGGTATGAATATACCTGTCAAAAATCATTTGAATAATTTCCACTTCATCCTCTGCAATAACAAGTTCACCATTTTCCAACCTATATCCATAAGGAGCAAATCCACCATTCCATTTACCTTCTCTCGCCTTCTGCTCACGTCCCGCCATTGTCTGCACTCTGATATTTTCCCGCTCCATCTCTGCTACTGCAGCAATGATAGATATAAGCAGTTTACCGGCTTCTTTTGAACTGTCAATTTCATCTTCTACACAAATAAGATTCACTCCCCTCTACTGTGGTAAAATCAAAGTTGGGTTTTTCAACAGTGTGGCAATAACCGGGGCATATTTAGATATTCCATAATCTTCAACAATACTGGTTATTCTAGCGCCTGCATCCTTTGATGAAGCACCACATAAGAAAACTCTTTCATCATCAGTTCCATAATCCAACACTATAAATCGATCATGAAATATACCGCCTGTCTTTTTCATTGATATTTTTACGGATGGATATTCTTTGCAAAAATCCGCAAATTCTATATTATGAAGTTTATTATTGCCAATATTATCGCTGAATAAGGTAATATTTACTCCTGTAGGAGAATTTTTAAGATGTACCAGCGTTCTTAATCCAATATAATTGTCAACGACATATATTGACGACTTTGCCTGCTTATAGATGGACTCATATACCTCATCTGCACTACTAAATTTTGCATTAAACATGAGCCACTTTTCATCATCATCTGAAACAAAGCTGTTCATCATATCCGCCAACTCGGATTTGGTCACAACATCCTTCAAGCCTTCTGCAACATCTGAAATCTGCTTTTCAAGAGATATCATATCTGAGTTGATTTTGTTAATTTCTATTCTGTTGTTAGCAGTTTCCATGCTTAACTGAAGAATTTCCCGCTGACCTATAAGATCACGATTTTCTAATATGTAATCTTTCATTTTCTTAAAGGTTCTTATTAATGCCTTGCTCTGCTTAACAGCCAACGGTCCTTTCAAGACAGTCATCAACATATACAATCCTTGCTCTGTAAATACATGAGGATTATAACGACTTTTTGAACTTATATTTGCGGTACAATTTTTGTACCGCAAATCTTCTAATTCCTCATCTGTCAATTCAAACATAAAATCTTCATCAAATTTTTCAATATTATTTTTTACCTGTCTATTAAATCCCTTCGTATCATAGCCATATATCTCTGCTAAATCAGCATCAAGCAATACCCTTTTACCCCTAATTTTATACAGTTTTTCTTTTAGATATTCTTCTGTTACTTCTATTACTGCAACATCGATTTCTTTCTTTTTATCTTCTGCCATAGAACTCCTCCATCCATTTTGCGGTCAAAAAAATTGTCCGCAACTCTCATATTACATATTGCTGACGTCAGTAAAATGGTCTATTCCACTTTTTTCTTCATTTTGTCATAATACGCTTTATACCTATAAATCGTCCGCTCACTGACATTGTTTCGCTTCGCAATTTCTACCATTGTCATGCCGCTCTCATACCCAACAACAAAATCATTATAAATTGCCATCCACTTGGCATTATGTTTCTGCCGTCCGCTTAATTTACGATTTCTGTAATACTCCAATTCCTCCCGAAGTTCTGCATTCTCTTTTTCCAACTCCTCAATTCTTTTTAATGCCTCTTCAAGTGTTACAGTTTTCTCCATTACTCTGTCCTCCGTTCATGTCATTTTCGTTTTGTCTATATTATAAATATCTATGTTACTTCAGTCAATCCGATTATGTCATGTTGCGTCATTTTTTACAATAGCTTTCATACAATCGAAATACCGCTGATATCTTTTACAGGCTAAACTTCTCCAAAAGCAGTCAGCCTGTATGTTTTTTATCCAATCACATAAAATCCATTTCCCTTTTATTGCCGGTCCATATTTTAAGATCAGTGCTGTCACAACATCCACACATCTCTCAAATGCTGCATTTTCTTTTGCATCATCATAATATTTCTTTCTCATTTGTCTGCCCCTTTCTGTGCTTAAATTGCTTTGGCAGCCAATTCGAGTTATCTGCTTTCAACAAGTCATATACATATATCTTATTCGGCTTTCTTAATCCCTGATGGCTTCGATAAATCAGATTATGCGCCTCCAGTTCCTTCAGCATCTTGTTAATCTTCTTATTTCCCAGATGCAACAGCTTCATCATTTCTTTGATTGTAAAAATGATAAATGTAGCTCCATATTCATCTCGCCATGCATCACCATTACACTCTGATAAGTAGCGCCGATCCAACAAAATCATATAAAGTGCCTTTGCCTCATTCGTCATACTTCTAAATTGCTCCTCTTTAAATAATCGTTTCGATAATCTGTAAAACTTATCATCATATTTTGTATTTTCCATTTTTCCTGATCCTCCATATACTTTGAAGTTCTTTCGTCATTAACAGCCTTTTGTGCCCAATTCCTGCATAAAATTCAACACTCACAACATAAATATCGCTAATTGGCAAGCAGTGCATTTGTACGTACAAAATGCCTTTTTAGCTTGTTATGGAAATGCCCCAATCCCCTCAAACCATGAAAATAATTTTTCATGGAGCTGCGCCTTCCGGCTTTTTTCATACTGATACATTTACAACATTCCATAATTTTTGTACTCCTTTCCGATTCATTGTATGAAACTATTTTCTCAAAATTTTTATACGAATCCGGTATATCCAAGATGCTGGAAAAATATCCTCTTTATGATTTTTTCCCAATATTTTGGACAAGACATGAATTAGAATTCACTTTATTCTGTACCAATATCATGGTAATCTATCTATATCTTTGAAACGAGGAATGTACTATGCACACAAGACTTACCATACCGGAACGGCTGAAAGATTTGAGAGTCGCAGAAAAAAGAATGTCATTACAAGAATTGTCTGATGCTACCGGCATCCCGAGTTCCACTCTCGGCAACTATGAGAAAGATGAAAATGTAGATATGTCACTTGGCAATCTTCTGACGCTTGCAGACTTCTATCATGTAAGCACCGATTATCTTCTTTGTCGAACTGAACTACGTGAACACAAATAAGTCAGTATCCAATCTGCATCTCAATGATGATACAGATCAAATACTGACTGATGAAAAATATAATCCACGGTTATTATCAGAATTACTATCTCATAAAAGCTTCCATAAATTCATGACCGACCTGGAAATCTATATTGATGATTTTAATGATAAAGGTATTCAGATAGCAAACGCTTTTCTTGATGTGATGAGATATAAACTAAACGAACTCGGTGCCGACTCCACTGATGCTTTTGCAAAAATATTTGATACTTCCCACATTGAGACAGAACACTTCATTTCATGTATTTTTTAAACACCTTAGAGAAAGCAATAATTTTATCTATGGCTTCATTCATCAGTGTATCGTAATTAGAATGGTCATCAAAATCTAGACCAGGAATTCTGTATACGATTCTTGATGCCTTCTTACCATCAAGGCGCTGCCAATCTAAAGTCAGTCCCAACTCTTTTTCAATAACATCCTTTTCTGCATAAAGTCTGTCAAAGATACTCTTATCATCGCTGATATACAATTCGATTCCTATGCAGTTTTCCTTATTAACAAGGGTTATTCCTAAATGAGCTGCACTTGTACCAATCGCCACATCATACCAATGATCTGTAGATGCCTTACGCACATTAAAAGGTCTGCCTCTCTCAATAATAACCTCGTTAAATCTTGTCCAGAATGCAAGCCTCTCAGACTGTGATTTATTCATTTCCCCAGAGCTCGCCTGTATTTTACCTGTTTTGATGAAGTCATTAGGCTTTTCCACAATTTCAAACTTCGGAGCATACAAGGAATCACCAATCTTATATGCATGAATTTCAATCAAAAAGAAATTGATTTCCTTGTTTGTATTGTTGTTCAGCCATTCAACAGCACTTCTATGCTCCTCACGTGCATCCTTTACAATCCAAACAATGACCTTAGCATCAAGCCCGGAAGCATAAGTAATCACCTTACCCAAATGATCATGGTTTGACTGTTCAAGCTGGTTCTCGATAATAATCTTCTGTCCGGTAGTCTCATCACTAGCCACTAAGCCACAACGATATGAGCCAACGTACACTTCCTTTTCAATATCAACCAGGGTAAGTCCAAGCGCCTCATTTAACAGCTCTATATTTTCCTCCTTGGCAAGCCAATTGGAAAAATCATATTGCTCATGTGACCAGAGCTTTCTAACATCGACTTCTTCAAGTCTGCCTAATTTTATTGTCGCCATATAAGCCACCTCCACCATATTTAGAACATATAATTATTTTATAACGGCGGTTGATGAAGCAAGTGCTCTTTTGATTGCTCCTTGAGTTCATCATAAATATCACCATAGTCAGTGGCCCATTTCAAATGAAGAATCATATCATATACTTCATTGTCATCGCTCACCTTGCTTTTGGAATCCATTTTTAATGTAAGATCTGCCAGCCCTAGCATATGGTCACTTACTCTAAATGGAATATGAATACCTAAACACGCAGATATAACATTTGATTTAGTGAGATTCTCACCCTTTTTCATATTACTAATTGTTCTATTATCTAGCCCCGTAATACTGCGTAGTAATCTAGCTGAATAATTACAGATGTGTTTATCCATCAAAATATCTAGAGCTGGCCCAAATTCCTCACCATCAATTGCATTCAGCATTTCCCTAGACATTTCGTTTACTAAACCATACTGTGAAAGTAAATCCTCTGTAATTGAATCATTATAATTAAATGCCTCATCCGCTTTAGACTTAGGTAGTTTAACATAATGAAGTGTTCCATCCTTCTCATCAACAATAAATTGTAGGAAGCATTCTTCTTCATGAGCTTTTGCAAATTCTGTTAAGCGGATTTTTCCATCATCAGTACGTTCAATGCATTCTGAATTTGCTACACAGAGTTTTTCATCTATATATGCAAAACATTCTGATTCGATTACACTTTTAACGGCTTTACATTCTGAATACCAATTCTCCAAAGTCTTGTAGGAAACAGAAGTTTTTACCTCTCGACCTACATAATCCTGGTCAGTTAGCTTAACAACAACCACTTTCGGTTTATTGTATTCCCCCGGCTCATCAGCAGAACGTGTAGATATCTGTTCTACCTCAATAACATTTAAATATGGATCTTTTCCGCCAGAGAAAATAAAATCACGTAAGTAATTCTCGCTGTAAATTGGTAATCGTAACGGAACATAGTCATCCTTAAATACCAATCTAAAAAAGTTCTCTGCCTTTGTCTTATTAACTGATTTTTTTAGCTCGGTAAATGTTCCTCGATCATCAATGTTACTTGGAGTTGCGTGACGATCTAGTAATTCTTTAAGCAAAGTATAGTAACATCCAAGACGTCTAACAACACGATTAATTCGTGCATCCTCATCTGCCTTCATATAATCAGTAATATAATCTCTAAACGTTTTGCCTGGAACTAATTTTGCCTGACCACTTTCTACTGCATGAATAAACCTTTCCGCATATCGTTGTTCTTCCTGTGAAAGCATCGAAAATGATCTATGTAATTCCTTCAGTGCCGCATCGACAACTCCTGGATCGCTATCACCTTGAATCAGCTTGACATACTTATCAAAATTCGAATTCATGTAATTTGCGTCGATCTTTCCGGTATCATATTCTGTAATATGAACATCTATTTCATACGGAACATCTCCACCGGCTCCACCACCGCCACCACGAGTTATCTCTTTATATCTAGCTAATAATGTCAGGTATGTCTGTTCATCGATTAACATTTTTATAGCATCTTCATTCTGATCCTCATCCGGATAAGAATTCTTATTCCAAATAAACCCTTGTATAATAGCCGCTTCAAGATGATTCACAAATTTATTAAATTCCTTTGCAAACTTTCCTATCGCTGCATTATCAGCAGGCAACTTTTCAAAATTAACAATACCTACATTTTTGAATATCTGTTCTATACTTTGGAAAAGAACATTCATATTCCTTAGATTGTTAGGCAATTTATCAACAAACAATCCTGTAGGAACATCACCTGAATATGCCTTTACAGCCGCTTCAATATTCTTCTCCATTGTATTTGGTCTACGATAATATTTGATAATTCCAAAAGGCTTCTCAGCCATATTGTAAAGTCTATTTGTACGTGAAAAAGCCTGGATAAGGTTTTCATACTCCATCATCTTATCCAGATATAATGTATTTACAAACTTGGAATCAAATCCTGTAAGCATTTGATTCACTACAATAAGAATATCAATTTGCTCATCCTTACCAATGCTATCAAAAGGTTTTTTATGGCCCAATCTTAGGCTGACTTCCTTACGAAATTTATCATACGTTGGAATCGTATACTTCTGATTGAAGTGCTTATTATAAGCTTCCAAGATTTCAACAATTCCATCTTCCTTCTCTAAACTTCCACCACCTTCATTATCGATAGTAGGATCAAACATTGCGGTGATGAATACACCAGGAAAAGCCTTGACCATCAATCTATAATATTTAACTGCTTCTGGAATACTGCTGGTCGCAAAAATAGCATGAAACTTTCTATTTCTACTGTATAGCGTCCATTTCTTTTTTATATCTTGTATTACGCCGTCCACATACTCATCTGTCTGGTACTGCTCATTAGGTACAAAATCTTCTATACCTTTTACATATTTTCCATTTACCAGTTCTCCGTACATCTTGATTTGAGATGAATCCATGTATTTGAGATATACTTTTTCCTTTTTAGGATCGCTAAAAGCATCCTCTGGGTCTTTTGCTTTGGCTTTACTGAGTGCAACCTTCTCTCGTATATCAGCATCATCATAAATACGCACCATATATGGATCGAAGCCAAGAACATTTTTATCCCTGATTCCATCACCTAGAGTATATCTATGAATCTCATCACCAAATATTGTCGGCGTGGTACTATCTTTTTTCGCATTTAGGTCTTGAATAGGTGTTCCGGTAAATCCAAAGATCAATGCATTTTTGAACGTATTTTTTATATCTACAAGCATATCTCCAAATGTAGAACGGTGGCACTCATCAATGATAATAACCATTCGCTTACGCTGAATAATTTTTAAATCTGCTTCTATATTAGCCACATCTTCCCTTGCGATATTACTCAACTTCTGGATTGATGTAACAATCAAAGTATTATCAGAATCTGGGCTCTTTAATTTCGATATTAAAACATCAGTGTTTTCCGTTGCCTGAACAGATTCTGTTCCTGTAGCAAATGAGCGGTACTCCTTAAGTGACTGTATTCCCAATTCTTTTCTATCAACCAGGAAAACCACCTTGTCTGCATCATGATTAGCAGCAACAAGCTGAGCAGCTTTAAAGCTAGTCATGGTTTTACCACTACCAGTTGTATGCCACACATGACCACCGAGCTGCTTCTTATCATCCCAGTGACTCTTTTTCTCCGCAACAATATTAGCAATTCCAACTGCCGCATAATACTGATAACTTCTCATAACTTTTAATATGCCCTCATCAGTATCTGCAATCGTATAGAAGCCAATTAGCATATGTGCCATTGGAATAGATAAAAACTTTTTAATGAACGTATACCATTCATTTATAGGATTGTTATTGAAATCAGCCCAATGAAAATAAAAGGCCTTGTTGAACACGCCCTTTTCTCCCGGATTTGCAAAATATACGGATTCCTTAGGTTGCATTGCCACAAAGATCTGTACTAGAGAAAAAATACCTCTAAATACACCTTCATGTGAATATTTTTCTATTTGATTATATGCCTCACTAACCGGAATTCCGCTGCGTTTTAGTTCCAGATGAATGACAGGCATACCATTAATTAACAACATTAAGTCACCTCTTCTGCTGTTGAGAATAGGTGATTTTGTTTTAAACTTCGGCTGCTGAACAATCTGATATCTACTCTGTCCTAATGCAATTTCCTGGCGATCATAAATTTTTAGAGAAATCTCTTTACCCAGATGAATCGGGTCGTTAGGGTTATCACGGGTAATAGATATACTACGCCCATTGATGAACTCATTTAGGGCCATTGGCGATTGTAGATTTCTTACCTGGTCTAAAATCTGAGCCATCTCTCCGGAAGTTAATGGCTGATCATTCAATCGCGTTCCCTGCTTATTATTATTGAATAATATGTTCGCCCAATTCTGAATTAAATCTTCTTCAGATGGATATCTAATAACATCCGATTCCCATCCATGCTCGATGAGGGCTTTTATGACAGCTTCTTCAAAGTCCTTTTCTTCATTAAAAATAATATCTGACAAGTCTATCCCTCCTTATACGAACATCTTCTGAAGACATCCTTTTTTCATTCTTTTCGTAATCTCAATTTCTTGCTCAGTACATGAAATGAGCTCATCAAGCTCCAACAAAAATCTAGCAATCCTACTTTGCTCTTCCACATTCCTAGGAACTCTAACCACAATTTTACTGAATGCTGGATATTTTAAGTTCCAAGTGTCGGATGTTAGTCCTTGTGAGTTAATTTCAAAAAGATGAACTATCTCTTTCTTCTTAAACATATAAGCAAAGAACTGAGTGTCTATATCTCCTATTGGCTTTACTACAGTATATGCAGGACTTACAATACCTTCGTATGGTGAACGCCCACTTGCTCCTTGCCACATTCTCATTGAGTTATAAGCAATATCACCAATACAAACTCTTTTGTATTTAGATTTGTCAGTATTTGAATTGTCGTGGCGATCTAATTCAGAAAACTTCTTTATTCCTGAACCAATTGTAACTGATAGTAATTCTCCGTCTGGTAAGCTTTCTAATCGCTCATCAAAGCACGAACCAAGTGTTCGTTCCTCCCAATCTCCCTGAAATTCAGAAAATCTTATTTCAGGAACAGTAGCACCATCCTTAGGGAACATCTTTTGCAAGCATGATTTCTTCATGTTCTGTAACTTCTCAAGCTTACGCTGATGAAGAGTGATGAGGTGGTCGAGTGCATCTAAAAACGAGGCCATTTTCTCCTGTTCTTCTAATGATGGCATATATAATTGACATTCACATAACTTGTCATAATAGAAATATAATCGAACACTTCCCTCTTGAAGTCTTTCAATCCATCTTGGAAATTCATCAGACTTAAACCAATGCCAAAGGAACCTATCATTTACATAATTGTCCGTTTGAAAAACTTCATAAAGTGAGCTAACTATCACATTTTCCACGCCTTTATAGTATCCGATAGATCCTACATTTATTCTTGCTGGATTATAGGCAAACGAATTTGGTTGAACAATATTATACGCTTTTCTATCCGTATCTTTCATATACCCAAAATCATCATGTGCATCACACTGACGAATAAATCCATGCTCATTCGTAATAGCATATGGTTCTAAATCTAAATCTTCTTTGTTCCGTTTTCCGGCATCCCATGTGAAATCTGCAAACTTACGCTGTTCCCAATCGTCAGTATATCCAGAAAAACGAAGTTTAGGTGTTTTATTATTCTTTTTCATTTTTTACCCCCATATACTTCTTAAATTCTGCTAGACCATCAAGATCATCTTTGCTACCAGATAAACCATCAATCATCTGAATAAGAGAACCTGCTGCAGATTCTTTCTTTACCTCAATATCACTATATGTAGTTGCATATTTTGAATTCAAATTTTCAACTTCTGAAACCAATGCTGTAATTACATCATCTGGCAAAGTTCCTAATCCGGATACAATAGGCTCAATCCACTTCAACTCTAGCAGGCGAAGTGCATCTTCTTCATTGAGATTTTTTATTGTTTCTATGGTTGCAGCTTCTAGTTCGATCTTCTGTGCCTTGATTACTTTCTTCAATTCGCTTTCTTCTTCCATTAAAAGCATAACTCTTTTCATTTTTGCTTCTAATGATTCTTCTGGAAATTCAAATTCCATCTGTAACTGCAAAATTCTGGAATTCACAGCAGGTTTCCCAATAGTGCCATCCTTATTAGAAACCATAGCACTCCACGCAACGAAAGGATTTTCTTCAATAAATGCCATCTTATCCTTCTTAAATGACAATGTGAGATAATTTTTCAACGCATTTATCTCTGGGCTCTCTACATCTGTTAATGCTTCAGTAACATAAGCTTTTACTTCTTTTCCTACGAAGGCATTCTTATCATCGTTTGTAATTGTTTGTTCAAGCTCATCCTCTTCAAGAGATTCTAATATTTCGGTATACATATTGCTTATTTCAACCAATCGCTCTTCTCCTGACTGAATTGCAAACAATTCGCCGTGATGAAACTCTTCTTGTACAAGCTCAAATGGTAAAATATGACCTTTCCAACCTTCCTGCACTTCGGTCACTTCATCCTCGTCTTCTTTCTTTTTCTTTACCACCATATTAGGATCAACCTGGAAGATAGCATCAAACCCTTCTCCCTGAATCATTTCCAAATCGGCTGTGATTGTCTCCCAATTTTCAGAAAGAATCTGAAATGCCTTGTATTGATCAATCAATTTAATATTTGTTGTTCTATTAAAAATATCGATGCAGATATTTTCTTTAAGACTTTGAGCATTTACATCGAGAATATCCTCTATCAAGCAATCTTTTAAGTGTTCTCCAAATCCACTAAAACTAGAGTGATATTTTGCAATATAATTAGATACAGACGCAAAGTTAGATACTGCACTTTCTATATCATCTGCTATAACCCTAGCATAATTGTCTGATATATTACCGAATATTTCCTCTCGTAACCCTGGGAATGCATCCCAATATTTTCTAAGGCTTTCTATTTCCATATTAGGAATTCCACCAAACATAATAGAATGAATATCCCATGGTTCCTCGTCATCAGATGAATCAACATATCTAGGTATATTTAAGTTGTATTCATTTTTTCGTATATCATCCTTGGTAACTAATTTTGCAAATTTTGTCACCGATTTTCTTGCCTTCAATGTATCAACTATTTCTCTGATATCTCTTGCTCTTAACTTGTTATTTTTTCCGGCTTTCTCGAACTTTTTAGATGCATCAATAATGAGAACATCTGAATCAGATCTTGTTCTCTTAAGCACCATAATAATCGTTGGAATTCCTGTACCAAAGAATATATTTGCAGGTAAACCAATAATAGCCTCTATGTGGTTACGTTCTATTAAAGTCTTTCTAATTGTCTCCTCTTCGCCGCCTCTAAACAAAACACCATGCGGGAGGATAATTGTCATAATGCCATCATCTTCTAAGTGATATAACTCATGTAGTAAAAAAGCATAATCTGCCTTTGCCTTTGGAGCAACTCCAAATTCCTTAAATCGAGGATCAAACTCTTTATTCTTTGGATCCCATTTTTGAGAGTACGGAGGGTTGGAAACCACCGCATCCACCTTAACAAGTGAATAGGTTTCATCCTTATTTTCATCTGTTTCAAAAAACGGCCAGTCATCTTCCAAAGTATCGCCATTTCTAACATTGATATTAGCCGGATTAATTCCTCGCATAACCAAATTCATACGAGTTAAGTTATACGTATTCTCCTTTAATTCCTGCGCATAATAATCAATCTTGTTCTCACCTTCGATATATTGAGCCATAGATGCACCAATATTAATGAGCAATGAGCCTGAACCTGATGTAGGATCATAGATTTTAATATGCTCTCTATCTTTAAGATGATTAGCCACAATTTCAGACATCAACACGGACACTTCATGTGGAGTATAAAACTCTCCTGCTTTTTTTCCAGCATTAGCAGCAAACATACTAATGAGATACTCGTAAATAAATCCCAGAACATCATAGTCTTGCTTTCCATCCATCGGAATCCTTTTAATTAACTTAAGCAGCGCCTTTATTGATTTTGTCTGTTTTGTTGATGTCTCTCCAAGTTTTGAAAGACCGCTCTGTAATGTCTTAAAAATATTTTCAAATAATTTCTTATATGTTGGTTCGATATTGATATCAAAATTACTCAATGCATCTCTTACATCGGATACGTCAAAATCATCTCCTTTCGAAAGCCATGTTGAGAATAAGTCCTCATAAGCAATAAAGTATCCAATATTCTCGCTGATATGCTTTACAAGCTTCTCGTCATTTGCCGTCACTTTTTTGATATCTTCATCAGAATACTTTTCCCCTTTCAGAAATGACACTTCACGATCTGAAAGATATTTATAGAACATAAATCCAAGGATATAGTCCTTATATTCATTCGCCTCTATCTTTGATCTCATCTGATTGGCTGACTGCCAAATAGTAGATGCTAATTGTTGTTTATTCATCTATTTTTACCTCCTGCCGCTAAGTCGCGGAATTGTTTAATTATTTGCAGCCTTACCACTTCGAGCCCATTCCTCAAGTTCAGAATATTTGAACTTCCAGGCCTTGCCAATTTTCTTTCTCGGAATATCCTTGCCTTTACGAATCCAGTCACGAATTGTAGCTGGCTTTACTCCTAAGAACTCAGCTGCTTCAGTTGTTCCAATCCATTTTTCTTCATTATTGGTAGTACTCATAGCTTCTCCTTTTTCTATACACACTATGCCAATTTTTATTATACATTATTTTGTGTCAAATTTCAATTGTTTGTATCTGTTTATATATGTTTGCGTGGTATCAAATAATTAATAAATTTTTTTGGTGAACTTTCTTCAACACTTATAGCTTTTTTCCATACATAATCACACCCCTTTTAATCTTAAAGCCTTTATTTTCAGCCTCATAGCCCGTTGAACTTTCTTCAACGGGCATTTTTAACGTTTGCTGTATGATGCAATCAAGGGTCAAGAACACCCCATCATCAGACGATGCGTTCCCTGATCAAGAACGGTCCTATCTGACTCTGATGAACAACTAAATAACCAAACCAGCTGAATAGGACAAGCTGGCCAACCAATAGGAGGAAACTCGCTATGGCAATGGCCAACTATATTCAGGTATCGCACATGTGGAATTTCCTCCGCGTCAATCCAAGGAGGAAAGCCACATGGCAGAGACAAAGTACGATTACAGTAACAAACGTAGCTACAATGGCGTAGCACCAAAGGAGAACGAGGCATTAGTTCCATTCTTAGCACATGAAGTTTTAAAGAATTACCATCAGGATGTAAGGGACGGTTTTCGCAAGCGTAATGAAGGAATTATCGAAGATAACTTCGAAACCTGGAATATTCGCGGTAGAAAGATTCTTGTAGGTTTCACAGCTATCCATAAGGATCAGGTCGAATCCTACATGCAAGGATTCTGGAAAGAAAAAGATGCGTATCTTGAATCGACTCGTAAAAAGAGATGCTTAATTCTTAATTCCAAGGGCGAATACATCCGCTGTCCTAAGTGCAATGAATGTGAAAGGTGTGAACGTCCTGAAAAGGATCAGTACCTCTCGCGCTATATTTCACTGGATAAATTTATGGATGATAACAGCGACGACGATACTAATCGCAGCGGTTGGGAGCCAACAGATAACACTTCAACTGAAAACTCAGTTCTCAGCCTGATGATGATCGACGACCTCATCAACGAAGTCTCTCTTAAGTACCCAGAGGCAAAAGCTATCTTCTGCCTTCTGATGGAAGATCCACAAATCAGCAATGCGCTGAAACAGGTCGATTTGAAAAAGGGAAAGAGCCAGGCATACGACTATGTCAAGAAACTGCAGTCATACGCAAAAGAGCTCTACAATAAGAATTATCGTTAATGACGTGCAGCGGTCGGAAACTTCTCCAACCGCTGTTTTTCTTACTTTTCTTATCGTTATAAGGTGAACCCCAGGGTTCATTTTCTCTTGTTATCTATCCCCTAGTGTCAACCCTGCATTGTGGACCAATTCCCACAAAGCAATTTTCAAGCATAAAAAGAAAGGCTTTCCAGCAGCCAATCGTACTCAATAACGATAGTTCTCTGAAAAGCCTTTTATTTACTACATATTTTTTACTTGCCTGGGTTCACCTTTGACATCAAAACAACCGTCTCTATATGCACAGTATGCGGGAACTGATCCACCGGCGTCACATCCTTAAGTTCATATCCCTTTGCTCTTAAGAACTTCACATCCCTCGCAAGCGTTGCACTGTCGCAGCTTACATACACGACTTTCTCCGGCTGCATATCCACGATCGTCTGAAGCAGGGATTCCTCACAGCCCTTTCTCGGCGGATCGACCACGATCACATCAGCGTGCGCCGTCTCTCCGTTATGTGTCTTTTCATATTCTTTATAATATTCCGGCAGAACTTCTTCTGCCTTGCCTACATAGAATTCCGCATTCGTAATGTTATTAATCTTCGCATTATTCTTTGCATCGTCAATGGCCTGAGGTATAATCTCTACACCATATACCTGCTTTGCTTTCTTCGCAAGGAACAGGGAAATGGTTCCGATTCCGCAGTACAGATCCCACACTGT